AGGTTCTTTTCATGCTCATACTCGATATTGAATTATATTCCGATTATCTACTCATCATGTTCAAAGAGATCGAAACCGGAAAAGTCCGGTACTTTGAAATGTTTCCAGGTCAAGAGCTTGAACGTAAACACGTTTCAACCCTAATGCGGAAGTACCAAACAATCTCGTTCAACGGGATTTCTTATGATCTTCCGTTGATTCAAGCCGCCATTGAAGGGCAAAGCAACGAGGGTCTAAAAAAGCTGTCGGACTCTATTATAAAGTCAAACAAACCGTCATGGCTCATCTGTAAAAATAATGACATCAACGTGCCGTTAAATGAATGGGATCACATAGACCTGATCGAAGTGGCACCCGGTAAGGCATCCCTAAAGCTGTACGGCGCAAGGATGGGGGCCCCAAAGATTCAGGATCTACCCATTGAACCGAACGAATCCATATCACCAGCCATGCGTAAGGAATTAAGGACGTACTGCATTAACGATCTGGACACAACCGAACTCCTTTATAATAGCCTGAAACCTCAAATTGCTCTCAGAGAGTCCATGAGCGATCAATACCAGGTGGATCTGCGGAGTAAGTCCGATGCCCAGATTGCCGAGACAGTTATTAAATCAGAATTGACAAAAAAGACAAAACGTAAATACAAACCGCTGAAGCTGGAAGATGATGATACCGTACGATATACAGACCCTCAGATAGTGTCTTTTGAGGATTCGGACCTGAATCAGATATTTGATAAAATACTGGAATATGATTTTGGCTTCAAAGGTAATGGTAGCATCGAACTCCCCAAGTGGCTCAAAAATGAAAAGATTAAGATTGGTGATGGCGTCTACAGTATGGGTGTTGGGGGACTTCATTCAAATGAAAAGTCCCAGTTGGTCGAAGCTGGGAAAGGGGTGTTGTGTGAACTGGATGTTTCGAGCTACTACCCTTCAATCATTCTACAACAGAAATTAAGCCCAAAGACGATGGGTAAAGACTTTCTTGAGTTGTATCAGTCCCTCGTAACCAGACGCCTGGAAGCCAAAGCCGCCAGGGACATGGTAACAGCGAACACACTTAAAATTGTATTGAACGGAAGCTACGGCAAATTGGGTAGCAAATACTCCGCGCTGTACGCGCCCGAACTGCTTCTCCAAGTCACCATCACCGGGCAGTTGTGTCTTTTGATGCTCATCGAACGGATGGAAGCAGCAGGGATTAATATCGTTTCAGCAAACACGGACGGGATTGTCTGCAAATGCTCAAAAGACCTGGAACGGCAGATGAAGTTGATAGCATGGGATTGGATGCTTGACACCAGTTACACGCTCGAAAGAACGGATTATAAGTTGTTGGCATCACGCGACGTGAATTCGTACATGGCTGTAAAGGCCAATGGAAAAGTCAAGAGGAAAGGGATTTTCAACGTAGGCGGGCTCATGAAAAACCCAGACAGAAACATTGTCTTTGAATCCGTTGTGGAGTTCCTGAAGAACAACACCCCAATCGAAAAGACCATTGCCCTTTGCGAAGATCCCAAACAATTCATCAGCGCCAGGAAAGTAACCGGTGGTGCGATATGGGATGGGGAACTTCTGGGCAAGACCGTCAGGTTTTACTCATCGAGGGGGTCTTTGATGGTTGACCCCTTCATTCATTATGTATTGAGCGGAAACAAGGTCCCTCGGTCGAGTGGATGCGGACCATTGATGGACCTGGAAAACTGGGACCTTGGGGACGTTAATCATCAAGCCTACATCGACGATGCTTTTAAACTGCTTGGGGAGGTTGGGTATGTTGGAGCGTGATGTCGAAAAGGCTCTTGTGAAAAAGGTCAAAAGTCTGGGTGGTATGGCGGAAAAGTTCACCTCCCCGGCAAAGAGGTCAGTACCGGATAGACTTGTGACCCTGCCTGGTGGGAGGATAATTTTTGTCGAACTCAAGGCGCCGGGGAAAGTTCCAACGGATGCTCAAGAAAGAGACCATGAAAAGCGGAGGGCTCTCGGCTGTGATGTTCGAGTGATTGACAGTTTAGAACAGGTGGAAGCCTTTCCGATAAATTTAAAGGAGAAATGATGGATTACACAATAAAAGCGCACCCTACGAAATACGATGGGGTTTTGTTTCGATCGAGATTGGAATCACGATGGGCAGCATTTTTCAACCTTGTTAAATGGCAATGGGACTATGAACCTATTGACCTGCGTGGTTGGGTTCCTGATTTTAGAGTGATTTTCCCGTGTACTCATTCTGAATGCAATGGTAGTCATACCCTCCTTGCCGAAGTTAAGCCATATTATAATTTAAACGAATTTGCAGGTCACCCATGCACTAAATATCCATTTGGGTATTTTTACGATCAACATGGGATAATTACGGATGAATGTATCCCAGCCGATGCTTCAGCATCGTTTGGGATAAACCCAAGCGTCACGGAATGGGAAATGTCGCATGGATGTGGTGGCGGAATTGATAGTATCGATTGTTGGATTCCAAATTGTATGGAAATATGGAAAACGGCCGGAAATATTGTTCAGTGGTTGCCGAGAAGATAAACATAAGAGATTCCTTGACCTCATGACAAGACTATGCCATAATTCAAATTACAAAGGCACCAACCCTGTTGGGGGGTCAATGCCTTCTGTTCACAACGGCATATCTGGAGGATATAGCGCCATGAATGAAATCATCCTATCAAAACGATGTACCAAATGTCAAGAAATCAAAACCCTGTCTGCTTTTTCTAAGGATAAAAGTAAAAAAGACGATTTGCAGTGTGCATGTAAGTCGTGCCGTGCTAAACAAAAACGTATTTATTATAAAAAGAATAGAAATAGCATATTAAAAAAACAGAAGTCGTATTATCAAAACAACAAACAAGAAATAATTGGGTATCGACGTATATACTATGCGGAGAACAAACAAAATATAAAAGAGTATAAACACACACACTATACAAAAAATAAACAGAAATTAAACGAAATTGGCCGCATATACCGCAAAACCCATAAGTCTGAGGGATACGAATTAGGACGCAAGTGGCGAAAAGATAACCCAGATAAGGTAAAAATTATATCTCAGAAAGCCACTCAAAAAAGAAGGGCAATCAAGCAGAATGCAAAAATAGAAGATTTCAACCCTTTTGAAGTATTCGAACGCGACAATTATATTTGTCAATTATGTGGTATCAGAACCCGGCCTGATTTCAAAAACAGATGGCATCCTAAATATCCCAACCTCGACCACATCATACCTTTGTCCAAAGGCGGGGAGCATTCGAAACGCAACTCCCAGTGTTTATGTAGCCGTTGCAACCATCAAAAACATAATAAAACTGATTTCGGTGATCAAATGAGACTTTTCGGATGAATAGAAATAACCTTCACCCATTCCAAGCGAATGCCATAGACTTCATAACCGAAAAGCAACGCTGTTGTTTGTGGATTTTTCTAGGTGGCGGAAAAACGGTCATCACTTTGACAGCCATTGACGACATGCTCAACGCCTGCATAATAAAGAAAGCCATCATTATCGCTCCCCTTAGAGTTTGTACGTCCACCTGGCCAGCCGAAATAGATAAATGGGAACATCTGTCTGATCTTACGATAGCTGTAGCTACGGGTTCCGCTCAGAAGCGTAAAGATGCTTTAAATTCCAATTCTGATATAACTCTTATTAATAAGGAAAACACACAATGGCTGGTGGACCTTTGCGCCAAGAAAAAACGCTGGTCATTTGATTGCGTTATTATAGATGAAATGAGTGCATTTAAGAATTCTTCCTCAAAACGATTCCGCAAGCTGAAGAAAATCATACCCCATACGAAAGTCATGGTTGGTCTAACAGGAACTCCTAGCCCAGCAGGATTGATGGATATTTGGAGCCAAATGTATCTAATCGACGAGGGGAAAGCTCTCGGCAAAACCATAACAGGTTATCGGCAGCAGTTCTTTACACCTGATTGGATGGGGTATAATTGGGAAATCAAAGACGGATCTGCTGAAAAGATTCACTCCCTTATCAAGCCATTGGTGTTGAGCTTACAAGATTCGGATTACGTTCAGCTTCCTGAGCGGTTGGACCTTGTGGTGAAAGTAGCCCTGCCTCCAAAAGCGATGGAGCAATATGTGAGGTTTGAAAAAGATTTGTTCTTAGAGTTTCAAGATGTCGAAATAGAAGCCATGTCGGCAGCGGTATTATCAGGGCGTTTGCTCCAAATGGCTAACGGCGCCATTTACATCGACGAAGAACACAACTGGAAAACAGTTTATAACGCGAAATTAGACGCTTTGGGCGAAATACTTGATGACAACCCCGATGAAAATGTTATTGTATCTTTCAATTTTCACCATGACCATGAACGTATAATAGCCAGGTTTCCTCACGCCGTTATGCTCGACAAGGACCCCAATACCATTGAGAGATGGAACAACGGGGAAATCAAATTGATGCTATGCCACCCACAATCCGCGTCGTTTGGTCTGAACCTTCAAAAAGGAGGTTCGATGCTGATATTCTTTTCACTCACCTGGTCATTAGAAAACTACCAACAAATGGCGGCAAGATTACATCGTCAGGGCCAGGAGAAACCCGTAAGAATTGTGCATC